CCATTGACGAAGAAATGCAAAAAGGTACACATTACAAAGAAATTTATAAAATATGCAAGGCAAATGGTGAACAGATTATAAGGTTTGCTTACTTGCCGAAATTAGCAGCATAAATTGAACGGAAGTGAAACCATGAGCAAAAGCAGATCACAGCGCAGAGCAGCAGAGAGACAACGAGCCGCAGATGCAAAATCAAGTAATAATGTGCAGCAAGTCGCAGAGCCATCGCAGAGCGCACAGGACGCATATAGTAACCCTGCTGCTAATATTGGGTATGGTACTGAAAGTATGGCAGAGAGTGTTGAGTATCAGTACACACGGGAAACACTCAATTACATGCAATTAATAGCGCTTTATCGTGGCTCGGGTATATTAAAGCGCATTGTGAATAAGCCTATAGAAGATGCCTGTGCTCATTGGCTTAAGATAGACTCACAGATCACACCCGACCAAAAAGACGCTGTTGAACGCTGCATAAAGCAAACAGGATTAAAAAAGAAAATCGAAACCGGTTTGAAGTGGGGAAGATTGTTCGGCGGCGCGGCGGGGCTAATTATGATTGATGGGCAAGGCGATATGTTAGATCAGCCGCTTGACATTGATTCGATCGAGCCGGGCAGTTTCAAAGGCATTTACATAGTCGACCGTTGGAGTGGCATATATCCCGACCTTAACATGGTTGACGATATCAGCAGCCCTTCTTTTGGCTTACCGGAATATTATCAAGTGCGCACTTCTGAAAATGGTACAGCGGATATGAGAGTACATTATAGTCGCATAGTCCGCTTTCAAGGTGAGGAATTACCCTATTGGGATATGCTTTCAGAGCAATACTGGGGTGCATCTGTAATCGAGACGGTTCTTGAAGAACTCAAACAGTACGATAATACACGTTTTAATATAGCTAACCTTATCTTTCAAGCCAATGTGTGGGTTCAGAAATCAGACGAGCTTGAACAGATGGTCGGCATGGGGGCGCGAGCCGCACAAAATAGACTATGGGATACACTTCATGCACAAGCGGCTTTAAGGTCGAGCTTTAACACCACTGTAGTCGGTAAAAATGACGATATCTCCACACGACAATACAGCTTTGCAGGTCTTAAAGACGTATTTGAGGTCTTTATGTATGCTCTGTCAAGTGTTACTGGCATACCTATTACAGTTTTATTTGGGCGCTCCGCTTCGGGCATGGATGCCACTGGCGATGCAGACATGGACAACTATTATTCACTAGTTGAGGGCATACAGGAAAATAGAATTAGGCCGCCTATGGAGCAACTGCTACCAATTATCTGTATGTCTGAATTTGGCGCAGTACCGGATGACCTCAATGTAATATTTGAGCCTGTCAGAGTTCCAACCGAAAAAGAAAAGGCTGAAAATGCCGCATCACGCACAACAGCTATATTAGCCCCATTCACAGCCGGAGTTACAACTCAAGCAACAACGTTAAAAGAATTAAAGAATATGTCTGACAGCACTGGTATGTGGTCAAATATCACAGACGAAGATATTGAGCAAGCGGATAATGTGCCGGATATTGGGGATGTACTGCCGCAAAACGAAACAGAACTGCCTCAAGGTGAAACACATGAAAATTGAAGACATGGAAATATCAAGGCTGCAAAATCGGAAAGCCGGATACAGTGGAAGTGTTTATTGAATGAAATTCAAAGCATGGGAAGCCAAACGCAACATTGAGCGGCAATATAAAACTGCTTTAGGCAAACTCAATAAGTTTATTTCCGACCTTTTAGGCGGATTAGATAGTCTTGTAGAAGCGCAGAACACCTTAGAAGCCTTTTCGGAATCTCCACAGCTTGACGATTGGGCAAATGCAGTTGCCAAAACAATGGTAACCCATACACTTAGTGAAACATCACGCACATGGCGGCAGGCGGCTGCAGAATCAGGACAAGGCAATAAGATGTATCAGAAGCTTAGTGCCAAACTTACCAACGAGCAAGACGCAGTAAGTCAACGATATTGGGAATTGATAGACGAAAACGCTAAATATATAAAAAGCGTTCCCAAAGATGCCGCCGAAAAGATTACCAAAGTTGCGGCTAAATATTCAATCGAGGGTGGCAGAAATCTTGAAGATAATTCAGAGTTTAAGGAGCTCACCAAAGGACTTACAGCCAGCCATGTTGAGCTTATAGCCACTACAGAAGTATCTAAGGCACATTCAGCACTTATACAAGCACAGGCAGAAGACGGCGGGCATGACTGGTGTATATGGCATACTTCCGAAGACCAACGAGTACGCAAGAGCCATGTAAACATGGATAATGTGATGTTTCGATACTCTGACAAGCCCGCACCGGAAGAATTAGTTGGTGAAAAGAGCGATGGACATTACGGACCAGGTGAAATATTTCGTTGCAGATGTTATGCCCAGCCGATTATAAGGTGGCAAAATGTTTCGTGGCCTCATAATGTTTACCATGATAATCAGATTACTATGATGAGTAAAACTCAATTTGAACAGCAGTTCGGAAAGGTAGCGTGATTTTATGCCACTTGTTAAAGGAAAAAGCGAAAAAGATATATCGCGCAACATTGCAATTGAAGAAAAAAACGGCAAACCACCCAAACAAGCCGAAGCTATAGCCTACAGCGAAGCCGGAGAAGATTCCGAAGAAACTTACCTTGACGTGCTGAATCAAGCCAGAGACATGGAGAATAACGCAATAGCAATAGGTTTAAAGCTGATGCTTAAAGCTCCACCGGAGGATTTGGCACAGCTTGCCGAAATTACCAATGATGAAAATGACCACGATCGTATTTATTCGGCGATTCTTGCACGATACCAAACAAATGGAAAATCCTTAGCTCACGACAATGCTTGTGGAATAGCTAACGACAGTAGCGATGATGTGACAATCTTTAATATTGCTGTTGAAATGCAAACAAGATGGGTACCATATTTTCTATCTATGTTAAAGTACATGGAAACGTTAGGAGAGATGGGAAGTAGCAGAAATGTTACTTTTATGGCAGACGGGGACGGAGATTTTAGGCCAAAGTTTGACCCTGATATTTCGTTTAAAGAAGTAAAACCAATTGGAGACAATTGTGGCAATAGAATATATGATGCAGGATAAATGTTAAGAGCCGCACGGCTCTTTTTTATGTCAATTTTAAGGAAGTGATATTATGCCAACCGCTTATTTTGGTAGTCAGATAAGTGAAAACATGACAGAAACACCAGACGGAAATCTAATTTGTCGCAATGTGCCGCTTGCTCGCACAGGGTATTACGAGTACGCAGGGCGCGACCTTATAGGACTTGACAGCGCAGAACCCGACAAAATGTACCGCGTATTACGCCGCCCCGAAGAGGTGTTCTCACCCGCTGCAATAGCCTCGTTCGAGGGCAAAGCCTTTACGGATGACCATCCACCAGTACCTTTAATTACACCTGATAACTTCTCTTATTATGCCAAAGGACATGTTGAAAATGTTCGTAGAGGTACTGGCAAAGATGCTAATTGCCTTGTAGGGGATATATTTGCCGCCGACCGTGATGTTATCAAAGCCATACAAGATGGCAAGCGCGAAATCAGTTGCGGTTATGGGTGCAAATGGCTACCTCAGCCAAACGGTGTTATTGACCAACAAGCAATTTGTGGGAATCATGTAGCTCTCGTTGATAACGGGCGCGCAGGGTCTCGCATTGCCATAAAAGATTCAAAATCAAAGCCAACCGAAAGGGGAAAAAACATGTCAGTCGAAAAAAAATCAGGTAATATTCTTGGACGTATGTTCAAGGCGTTCGCGGCAGACGAAAGCACAACGCCGGAGGATATCGAAGAAGCAATGAAAGCGGTTCCAGGGGAAAAAGCCACTGATGTAGAGCCGGTCAAGCCAATTGTGCCAGAGGTTAAGCCCGAGGTTCATGACGAAGCGCCTAATCCCGTTATGGAGATGCTCCAAAAGATAGCTGAACGGCTTGACAAACTTGAAGCCAAGGGAGCTTCCAAAGCCGAAGATGACAAAGACGAGCTTGAGCAGCTTATTGGTGACGAAAATCACGAAACACCCGTTGAGGAAGTGCAAGAGGGCAATGGAGAATACGACCCAATTAAGGGTGAAAATTCTGTCACCATTTCATCAGAAAATGTACCGGAATCACAAACCTCTGCTGATTCTATGTCTGCTATGAAAGCAGAAGTCATTCGTACTCGCAATCTTCTTGCCAAGGTTTATAAGGACAAGCCAGCGGAGTTTAAAGCTGCGGCACACGACGCTGCAACGGTCATTAAAGCGGCTTACGGCATAGGACAACCCGACAATAGTGGGTATGCAAAAATTATGGCTATTACCGCCAAGGCAAGCAAACAGAACGCGCAGGATAGCACCGCTTCAATGCCAGAGCAGCGCTATGCTGATTCTCAAAACGCTTACGATGCTATGAATCCACACAAAAAAGCAAAAATGAACGGAGGTAATTAATTATGCCAGGAGTAACAATCGGAAAGACTTTTAATAATGGTTTCCCCGGCACTTTCGGTCAGCAGGGTACTAAAGTAGTTTCCACATTTCCAGACACAGGCAATGCCGAAATAGATTTCGGTTCTCCTATAT